TTACCTACAAGTGCAGTTACAAAATCCATTTTACCATCTAGCTTACTTTTTTTAAGAAATTGGTATAATTTTTCAATATTCAACTCGTTAGTATCAACGAATTTTTGAACTGCATCAGGTCTTGTTGTAGTTAATGAAGCAATCGCTACTGCAAATTTGCTAATACCAGCATTAGTATATTTACTAACATCTTCTTTTAATAATGACATCATTTTCATTTTATTTTACTCCAAAATCACATTCGCAATAACCACCAACTTCACAAATGATATCTCTCATGATGGTATTAGCTTTAGTATAATTAGTTTGTTTTCTTTGAACACTTTCTTTAATGACACCTTCATTTGTAGGTCTCAAAAAAGCACCTTGAGTTGATGGATTTGATACAAAGTCCCAACAAATCAATTCGAAGTCGTTTTCAACAGCAACAGTACCATCTTCTTTGATTTGTTTAACAGAACCCATACCCCTTGATGAAATACCAACAGTACAACCAGCCTTAACCAGTTCTTGTAAGATTTTACCAGCAGGTGTATTTAATATTTCCACCTGACCAACAACATCATCACCATTCCACCACACATCACGAATGATATGTGAAGTATTCTTCAATTCAACTACCGATGATTCAGGGTGGTCGAGTTCGCCATAAGCTCTATTCTCTCTAATCTCTCTACCCTTGTATTTTTCGAGTTCTCGTTCAAGGATTTCTTTGGGATAGACTCTACCATTTTGGTTTTTAGCATTAGCTCTCTGAAGTACACCACTTACAATGAATCTACCACTTTTATCGTGTGATTCTTTCAACATTTGAGGTGTAATCTCAAATAAACTAACATCTATTAATAATTGTTTCATTATTTCTCCCAAACTTGTCTTTTACGATATAAATCAAAGAATATTCTTGCAATTTCTCTACGGATTATATAACGGACTTGCTCAAGGTCATCGACTTCAAGAGCTTCCTTTAAATTTTTATTTTTGTTACATCCGCAAGACATATTAAGCACCCAATTCTTTAATTTTACGAGAAATCTTTAACATTCTTTCCGAAATCTTTGAAAATCTCATTTTAGTTGATTCCCAATACTGACCTTGGTCTACACCCATTTCGGTTTTTAATTTTGTGTTCTGGTTTACCAATTGTTCAACCTCATACAATTTTCGATTGATTTCTTTGATAGCCAAATTCACTTTCTTTTTAGCAGAAAGTGTTTCGTCTTTTTTATATGCCCTATAAGTGGCTTCGATTAGACTTTCAAGTTGAGTTTCCATACGAGAAATAGCTTCAAAGTGTTGCTTTTCTTTTTTGGACTTTTTGTAACCCAACACCTCAATGTGGTCTGTGTCTAAATCGTCTTCATCTTGTGATTTGGCAAATGCGTTCGGAGTCCGTGGGGGTCCAGCGCCACCATCCATATTTCCAGTGACATTTGCCTCTTCAAGCTCTTCTTCTTCGAATTGCTTAAATTTTAAGTCAAGTTGTTCTAATAAAAATTTAGACATTAGATACTCTCCTTAATTCTTGTAACAATTCATGGTATCTTAACAACGATAAAATTTGATTTTCGTTGATTACCTTTGAATTTGAAATATTATCAATTAAATTAACAGTCTCATTTACCTTAATACTTGCAACCTTATCAGTAACCTTTACTTTAGCAAATTCGGACTTTAACTTTTTAACTTCAGATAACACAAACTTTCTCAAATTGTTAGAATTATCGACATTATTGATATAATTACGAAGTACCTTTTTTTGAGATTCTGAAAGTGTTGTATATTTTGAATTAAACGAATCAACCAAGAATTTGTAAGCCAACATACGAACCTCTTTAGGTTGTTCAGCGTATTCTTTGGTAGTTGCTGATTCTGAAATGATTTCTACATCTTTTGTAGTGATGGTTTCAAGGATATTCGTTTTACAATCAACGTATTCTTTTGGTGAAACCGATTGTGTGTACTCAAACACTTTGTATATAGAAGCCAATTGCTTATAGTTTGATACACGATACTTAAAAAAGTCTTCCATCACAAAAGATTCTTTGATGGATTTAATTAAGTTGTATTTTTGTCTCTTCAAAGTAGTCTCGGTCAACGACCCACGTTCTTGTAAAATAATATTTACAAATTCTTGAGCTTTATATTGTGAATCAAAGGTTTCCTTTGTCAGAGATTGATATAATTTCAATTCTTTACTTAATTCGCTTCCTTTTTTGAAATGTTTTTTAATAATTTCAAGGGCAAGAGAGTCTTTACCCGCTAATGTGTCTGAAGCGATTTGTCTTACGAGTAATTCAAATAGGATACCCGTATTCTTAAATTTACTATGTTTAAGTTTCGTCATCTTAAACTTTCTCTTTTGTTTCTACTTTATAAATATTACACTTATACTCAAATCGTATCGTCTAACAAGTTAGATTCATCCAACATATCAAACTCTTTTGGTTCTTCTTCAGTTTTTAACGATTCAATTATCATTTTTTTGGTCTTAACCTTACTCATAGACTTTTTTAAGGACTCTAATGTGTTCGGCGAACCTCTAAATGTGTGATATGCTGAATCAGTACCAACATCGGTCTTTTTACCCAACGGGTCACGACCCATATTAGCATCATCAGTACCATATGTACCACCTTCAGTTGGTCTACCAGCACCTTCAAATCCACCTTCCGGTGAACCACCCTCTTCTTCAGCAGGTTGTTGTGATACTACAGCCAAATCATGTGGTGTACCAAAGGATTCACCAGTTTTAACAGGATCATTACCTTCATTTACGATTTGTTCTTGTCTGAAACCAAGTTTTAAGTCATTGATAACTTTAGCTTGTTCGAGTTTCCACTCATCATCTGACATATTAAAGATGTTTTTATACATCCATTCTTGAGAAATCATTTTTAACTCTTTCATTGAACTAACTAAACTTGTTTTTTCAGTCCAAAGAGCGGCTTTCTCTTGTTCGTAGATAACAGATGGAGTCGTTAACTCCAATTCAAAGTTTACAAGGTCAGCACCTTCGTAACCTTGAGTATATAAGTGAACTATTGCAATCTTTGTAAGTTCAGAAACAGCAATTTTTTGGATACGTTCAACAGTACGTGCAAATCTAATGTCTTGTTGAGCAAGTGTAGCTTTACCTTCAACACCTTCTTCGTATCCGATGAATGCTTTAGGAACTTTTAAAGCAGCCATCATTCTATTTTTTAAATATTCGATATCATCAATACCACCGAACTCCATACCACTCAACGAATCGATTTCAGTTCCACTTTGACCACCTCTTACAGGAAGATAATAGTCTTCCAACATATTCTGCATATTGAATTTAAGGTTGTAGTCACCGGTATTCTGGTCGATGTATGGAACTTTCTTCATTTGGTCAATGATGTTCCTCATGTGTTGGTCAACTTCACCAGGTGGGATATTACCAACGTCAATTTTGAAGATTCTTTTCTCGGGAGCTCTCATGATACGATGAATCATCATAGCATCTTCCATAAGAGTTAATTGTTTCCAAGTCTTACGAGCTGGCTCTAACATAGAACGACCATATGGTAAGAAGTTTGAGTCAGCCATAAGTCTGAAGTGAGCTACTTGATAGAAATCAAATTCAACACCCTCTCTAGCTTTACCCATAATGTTATATGAGTTTGGAGCGGATGACATTGAACTTAATTTAAACTTAACTTCATACGGATTGTCAGGATTGAATCCTTCAACACGTTCTACTTCGTATGTAGACATTGGTGATACGTTTACAATACCAACTTCAGGTTCAATGTCAAGGTGTAAGTAGTAATCACCATACTTGTTCATACCACGAATCCAAGCCCATAGGTTGAATTCAATATTCAGAACATCGTAAAATAAATTGTGAAGAACTTTCTTTAGATTCTCATCGGATGATTTGATTCGTAAAACATCACCCATGTCATTTTTTAAAGTACATTCATCGGAGTAAATATCAAGAACCGAAGCGATGATTGAGTCTTTGTCCATAGATTCATAATCGGTATACAATTCCAATTTATTAGAATAGTAATTGAATTGTTGATTATAGGTTTCCCAGTTTCTACGAGACGAATGTAGTCTACCAAATCGGTCATAATACGAGCTTTGTCTCATATTACCTTGAGATTGGAGTCTTTGAGTATCGACAGTCTGAACTTTATCCTTACCAATTCGTCTAACGACTACTTGGGTGTTGAATAATTTTTTCAGTCTACCATATATTGAATTATCTGCCATATTGTGTTTCTCTAATTTGTATACTCTTACAAGTTATAAATATACAAAAAATAAACTTAACTACCAAATTAAAGAATCCAAGTCATGTCAAGGTCGTTACCATGACCATCCTTAACAACCCATGGATTTTTATTACCAAGTCTTGAATTGTAAGCACCTGTGTTTGATTTTCCAATGTGAGTCAGAGCTGTTCTTGTTAAATCAATACCCTGTTGTCTTAATTTTAATGCAGTATCCCTTACCCAAAGACCTGTGGAGAATGACATTACCAAGTCATCATTATATCCTTGTTGAGCTTCCGCTCTTGACCCATTCCAAATAAAAACAAACAATTCATCAATCAATCTTTTAGAATGAATGATTGGTGCCTTTTCTCTCATGTAAGTATCTAACTTTGATATCACAAGTGGTCGAGTTCTTGATGTCATAGAAAAACCAGGAACCATGTCCTCTTTCTTTTTCAAGTCCCAACCTTTACGAAGATGAACATCCTCGTCAACATATCCAACTTCACGATATGAATAATATAGATTGGTATAATTTCGGTCAATTACTTCTTGAATTACAGCCCAACCAATATTTGCGTTTTCAATCACTAACATTGCGTTGTTCCATTCAGCAGCAATAGAAGTTAACATGGCACCAAATTGTTTGGTTTCAATTTTACCTTTATATTCGGCTACTTGTTCGACTGTCTCTACATCTATAACGTGAAATGCCGAATAGTCTTGCCCATCACCACGGGCAACGTCAGCTACAACTACATAATCACGAGAATAATTCGGATATTCCCATATCCAATAGTTACTATCAAACCCACGTTTTTCCACAGGGTCTTTTATATAGGTTTCAGTATACCATGTTAAAATAGATGGGTCAACAACTGTGTAACCTGAACTGATGAAGTCACAATCACATTCTTGTGCTGCACCTTTAACTCCTAAGATTCTAGTTTGTTCATCTCTCCATGCTTGATTTCTTTCAGGATGTACAGTCCAATGTAGATTGATACAATTAAAACCATTTGTTCCACTCTCACCATCTACCCACATTTTATGAAACCAGTTACCGATACCATTTGGAGTAGACAATACGATTGCAGAACCACCCGTTGATAGAGTTGATTGTGCCGATAACCAAATCTCATCAATATCTCTAATGAATGCTGCCTCATCCACTACTAATAGGGATAGGGCTTCCGAACGTCCTGCATCAGGTGAGGA